AACCATAGCGGAAGAGTTTACTGTGGGCGGAACTGATCTGTATATTCACAAGTATTTGGGTCCAAACTCTGGTTCTCCATCGATTGATTTTACCCAACCTCAGTATGATATCTTATCTCCAACTAATATTCAGGATTTGTTATTCCTAGAAAACAGAGACAGAATATACGATAAGAATATCTATAGATTGCGTGGACACTACAATGTCCAGAACTTGGACTTTGATTTAAGTCAGTTTGGATTATTTCTAAACAACGATATCCTGTTCATAACAGTTCACTACAACACAATGGTCGATTTAGTCGGTCGCAAGTTGATGGTTGGCGATGTGTTGGAATTACCTCACTTGCTTGATTATAATCCATTGGACGAAACTATTCCAGTGGCCTTGAAACGCTTCTATCAAATCACTGATTCTAACTATGCCAGTGAAGGATTTACTCCAACTTGGTATCCGCATACTTGGCGTATTAAGTGCGAACCACTTGTTAACTCCGAAGAGTTTGCTGATATTCTCAAAGAACCAGTCAATCAAGATAATTATCTTGGCAACTGGGACAAAGGCAAAACATATCCACCTGGTTATACAATTACATTCGGTGATAAAGTTTATAAGTCTCTTATAGATGTTCCACCTGGCACAAGTCCGCCTGATCCTACCTATTGGGAACTCCAAGCAAATAGCAGTCTTTCTGATATTCTTTCGACTTATAATAAAAATATCGCAATCAACGATGCTGCGCTCAAAGAAGCACATCGTCTTGTACCCAAGGCAGGATATGATACAAGTGAACTCTATATTGTGCCTACATATGGAGTCTATGAATCAAATAATATACCTTCTGATAAATTGAATCAGCCGGCGCCGCCTGTCAATGTTATTACATCGTCCAAGACTGGAACCGCTATACCAGTCCAAGGCACGATTGTATTCATGCGTAATCCAAAATACAAGCATCCAAGTGCAGGTATCAAAGTTTCAAAAGAAGTTCTAAAAAGTATTTGGGATATGACAGTCGATTCTGATCATACTTCTCTTGAAGATAGACTCGATAAGTTTGTTCAATCAAGTTTAGTCGTAGTAGAAGAGGCTCCTGTATTAACTGAAAGTGGATCAGGTTCAGTAGAAACTACAAAAATTCTTACTGTTCAGCCATTGGGAATTGCATTAGGTCCATATGGTACTGCTGACAATACATATGCCACGGCCGATCAAAACCCAACATTGCCCGGATTCACGGGAGTAGTGGTACCTTGGATGGATTATCGCGCAGATTGCGACCCTAGATTCCAATTCATCACCAGATCAAGCCCGCGTTCATTTGGATATACAACTGGACTATTGACTGGCGATGGCCAAGCACCAAATGGTTATCCAACTGGAGCAGGCATTGCGTTCCCACAAAGTCCACAAGTAGGAGATTATTTCTTACGCATCGATTATATGCCACAACTACTATTTCGTTGGGATGGAAAACTTTGGATTAGAATTTCATCTAATGTGAGAACTGATACAGGATTTAGTACCGCATCTACTTCACAGAAGTCAGACTTTATTAATAATCCTGGTGAACTCTATATAAATAATACTGGAACTGTGGTACCGCAGAAGCAACCGCTTTCATCTGTACTACAGATTAAACCTGATAACATTCCACCGGTAGTTTAATTATTTTATAATCCAATTCTTGTAATGAGATATTCTCTTAAAAATTAATTCACAAATACCTGGTGCATTTAAATTATATTTCTGGATCATATCTCGTCTATTGAGATTTTCAGTGATATTAGATTCTGTATTGTGCCATACATAGATAGTATGATCATAATTTCTATTAGCAGGAGTTATCGTAATATTTTTCTTTACTCCTTTTGTTTTAGAAATATGACCTGGTTTTTTAGAATAATGATTATCTCCTTTTATCTTTGACACAAATCCATCTCGTTTCGCATAATGATTAGCTCCTGAGACTTTCTGTATGATCTCAAGATTTTTCATTGGATTATCAACGCCGTATTTCTCAATCATGGTTTTATGTTGCTTTTCTCGGACTTCTTTCTTAGAAAATGGATTATTGATTCCAGTGATCTTGCTGATATATCCTGGCTTATTGGTATAATGATTCTGTCCAGACATTTTCTTTAAATATTCAGGATTCTTTTTTGATTGATGATTATCGCCAGAGATTTTGGCTTTATTTTCAGGCAATTTCATTGGATGAATATAGCCAGGAACTAATGTTTTTTCTTTTTTCTTTTGTTTTACTTCTGGTCGTTTACTTGGATTTAAATCACCGAAAGGTCCGCCAACCGCGCCTCCCGTTTCTGGTATTCTGTTAGCCCATGTTTTGTTTCCGTGTTCATCTCGTTCTTCGACGATATTCCAAAGATTACTGTAATATTTTCCCCAAGTATAAAGTTCTTTTTGTGAATGGCATTCTTTAATGATTTCAGTTGTCACATCATATCCGTGCTGTTTGATGTGGTCTTTCCATCCATACCCTGAACCCTTGTATTTGTGGGGATCCTGCTTGCAGGTTTTGCCAAGGTATTTTAGTCCAGTTAAATTGTGGGTTTTTTTATATAGATAAATAATCATGCTGTAATACGCCTTTGAAATTATAGAGTAGTTGGGTATTACTAGTACCGCGAACTACAATGTTATTTATACAAGGAAGATAGTTTTGGCCGAATTCTTCTATGACCAACAAATAAAAAGATTTTTGGTCCAATTCCAAAAGATTTTTTCTAATTGGTATGTAACCAAGGGCAAAGATCCTAATGGTAATGATATCCTTGTTCGCGTTCCTATAATGTATGGCGATTCAAGCAGACAAGCAGCAACAATTATTGCCAACAACAGTGCAAGTAATTTGCCTTCTGCACCATTGATCACTACTTATATTTCAGGTCTAGAATACGACCAAAAAAGAACACAAGAACCATTCTTCGTGGACAAGTTAAATGTAAGACAACGCGCATACAACGCTGACACACAAAGTTATGAACAAACACAAGGTCAAGCATTTACAATTGAAAGATTGATGCCTGTGCCTTATATTCTAAGACTTACTGTGGATTTTTGGACCACTAACTATCAACAAAAACTAGAACTAATCGAGCAAGTGGGAACTTTGTTTAATCCTGCACTTGATATTCAAAGCACTGATAATTTTGTTGATTGGACTTCTCTGACCGCAGTCTATATAGATGGCATAACATTCTCAAGCAGAAGTATTCCTCAAGGTACCGGTAATCCAATTGATGTCATGACTTGGAAATTTTACATGCCGATTTGGATTAGCACTGCATCACATCTTAAAAAGATGGGCGTCATTCAAAAAATCATTGCATCTATTTTTCAAGGTACTGCATATCAAGATGTGCAAGACAGTGATTTATTACTGGGAACAAGACAAAAGATTTCGCCTTATGGTTACAAGGTATTGTTATTAGGTAATACGCTACAGTTACTACCTGCCAATGAACCTTTCTTTCCATCGAATCAATCAATAGAATTGCCGATCAATCCAGACACCTCACTTTATTGGTCGAGTTTACTAAATGTATACGGTGCATGGAAGCCTGGTATTTCTCAGGTATGGTTACAAAATCCATACATGGAGAATGACATCGTTGGCACATTCGTTCCGAATCCGGCTGATGATCGTTTCTTGATCTATAACATAGATCCGGATACATTACCGCAAAACACCAAGTTGCCAGTTGATGCAATTATTAATCCTCTGATTTCAGGACCAAATTCAGGGTTACCTGGACCAACACCTGGCAAAAGATACTTGATCGTTGAAAATATTGGTTCTCCTGGTTCTTCTACCATAGCATGGGGAAATCTAGTGGCTAATGCCAACGACATCGTTGAATTTAACGCAACATCTGGAGAATGGTTTGTATCGTTCAACAGCGAGACCGACTCTGCTATTCAATATGTAACTAATCTAACAACAAATGTTCAATATCGATATGTTCCAATTGAAAAGTTATGGGTAAAATCTGTGGACGGCTGGTATTCTGAAGGAGACTACAGCATTGTGATCTAAATTATTACGATTTAATCCCATGATTAAATATTCACATGATCAAAACAGCGGCAGGCGTCTTTTTTTATAGTTCATCAACCAATCGTTATCTGTATCTGTTAAGAGCCGATAACAAAAGTTCTACTTGGAGTATTCCTGGTGGAAAAATCGAAAAAAATGAAACATTGTATGATGGCATTAAAAGAGAATGCACTGAAGAAATGGGATTCTTTAATTCAGATTTAAAACTAATTCCCATTCAGAAATTTACAAACAATACTTTTACATATAACACATTCTTCTGTGAAGTGGAAGCGGAATTCATTCCTATCTTGAACAATGAACATGTGGGATACGCATGGGTAAAGGAAGGACTATATCCCAAGCCATTGCATTCTGGATTGTTTAGTACAGTTAATATTGATGTGGTTCAGGAAAAATTACAAGCACTCACAAAGAAATAGTTATAAATTACATTCCGATTAATTTACTAACCACAGTCCATCCCATCGCACCAGCAAGAACACCTGCTCCCATAAGCATCCAGCGCCATTTTTCAAGGGCGCTGACTTTGTTTTCTAACTTGGTGTGGGCAATGACATTTAGTGCCTGGTAGTCTTTAATTAGATTTTGTGTTTCGAGAGTGTGTGATTTTAGATCGGTATGGAGGTCCCTCAGGCCAACTTTCAAATCATCTACTTTCTCAGCAAGATTTGAATATTGAACCTGAAGGACCGCGATATCTGTCTCGGTCTGGATCTGTTGTGCAGAAGAAGAACGAGCCATTGTTATTTACCTTATGCGTTGCCAATAGTGACGATTGGATAAGGCTGAGCATTAGCAGTATTTGCTGTTGCTGCGCTGTTGAACGAAGCGAACACTGGTGATGAATTCACAAAACCAT